AGAAAAATTAATTTTATATGGACAGATATAAATGGTATAAAAAGAAGATATTATCCTGATTTTTATTTACCTGAACACAATTTGTATTTAGATCCAAAAAACAAATATAAACTTGAAAAAGACAGAGACAAAATATCAAGAGTTATTTCTGAAAATAAAATAAAATTGATATATGGTCTTGAAGAAAATGTAATTTGTGAATTAAAAAATTGTATTTCTGAAAAATCCGATATATATTAATGTTGAGAGTGCGGGTATGATGTAGTGGTAGCCTGCAACTTTGCCAAAGTTGATGTGAGAATTCGATTTTCTCTACCCGCTCCACTTTTAGAATATTTCTTATATATTTATAAGAATGAAGAAATTGAACGACTTAAAAAATAAGTTAAAAGAATTACAAGATGTTTTAGATAAAGCAGATGATAGTAATAATCCACACGAATCTAATAGAATTCGTGGTGAAATACAGAATACTATTAAAGATATTAAAAGAGAAGAGTTAAAACAGCCGGTTTCGGTTGAAAGAGGCAAAGAGTTATTTGCTAATATGAGACGAGAACTTGGTTTGGATGAGATAATATCTTATAAAGAATTTTTTGATCTTTGAGAATTTATGGGCATATACTGGTCTCGATTTAAGATATTTGACTAGTTAGGCGTGTAGAGGATGATAGTTGGCCTCTTAAAACTTCTATCGAAACATTAACTGCTGAAGATAATGTAATTAGCTATAACTTCACCTCCCGTGATGCAGTAGCATTGGCAGCCTAATTTGGCTGCACATTCAATATTATGATGTCTGATAATAGTATTGAGTGTAAACTATCAGGCTATATCAACAATTTGATTTGCGTTGTTGGTTGAGTATTTTGTAAATCTTTAGAACAATTAGTTTTGACATTTAATATAATTGTTCTTAACAACTAAAAAATGTATACACACGTAGTCTGATTATGATAGTGTTTTAAAGACAAGGGTTCGACTCCCTTTATGTCCACCAATTTAGGTGATAAACAAAAACAAATAGTAAAAAATAGTATATGACAAAACAAGAAGCAGAAAAGAAGGTATATGAGTTGACGGAAAAGTTAATCTTTGTTAAGAAAGATTTCAAGGATGTAGCTGCTGGTTATAAAGATAAGATGAAGGAAATTGAAAGTGAAATTAAAGCTATTGTTGAAGAAACAAGTGCAATTCCTCTAGCATCATCCAAAGATATTGATGGTGATGATGAATGATTTAATTTATGACTGGTTATCATAAATTTGTATAATAAAACCAAATAATAACAATTAAACTATATAGTTAATATGTCTAAGAAGACTAATAAAAAAGAAAACGGTGTAGAGAGTAATGTAGCTACAGAACAGAAATTTTATGTTGTTACACGAAGTGGGTTGAGAGTTAGTGAGTTAGTATATGCTAATAAGAATGATGCCAAGACTGAATTTGATCATTGGTCTGGTATTGTAAAAAAGTGGCCGGATGGCACTAGAATTGAGTTGGTTGAGTACAATGAAACTCGTCATAAAGTCTCATAATTATATAAAATAGTAAATTGATGTAACGCTATTAAAATAACTTTAATAGCGTTTTTTGTTTTTTGTAACAATGTTTTTGATATTTATATTCGTATGCCAAAAGCATCCAAACATAAATTATACTCGTTACCTTCCAATTTCAATGAAATGAATAAGTTCATTGAGGTCAATAAAATTCAAATGATGGAACATATTGTTGCATCAATAGAATATGCAATTGATAAAAAGTTAAGTTTTGTTGAAATATTTAGTTTTAAGAATTCTGACTTTGTTGTTACATTACCAAAGAATCAGTTCAAAGAAAATTTGGATAATGTTTACAATTACTATATTGAAAAGGAACAATATGAGTTATGTATAAGGGTTAAAACGGTTGAGAACAAATTAAATTCTATCTTAAATAAGATTACTCATGAAAAAAAAGAAAAACCTTCAAAAAAGCAAAAATGATAGTTCAAACAATAATAACAATGTTGAATATCAAAATAATGAACCCAAAAATGATACAAGTCCTATCGTATATCAAAGAACAAAATTAAAACATGAGTTATCAATATTTGAACGAGAATTAACAGAAAAACAAAAAGAATTTTTAAATATAGCTTTAAACAAAGATACCAAAATGGTATTTGTTAGTGGGCCTGCTGGGTCTAGCAAGACATATATCACTATATATTCTGCATTAAAACTATTGAGTCAAAAGAAAGTAAGTGATTTACTTTATATTAGAAGTGCGGTAGAAAGTGCTGATAGTAAAATAGGATTTTTACCTGGTGAAGCAGACGAAAAAATGGCACCATATATTCAACCATTATTAGAAAAATTAGCAGAATTGTTACCAAAACGAGATATTGAAATTTTACAAAAAGAAAATCGTTTGGATAGTATTCCCCTTGGATTTTTGAGAGGATTGAACTGGAATGCTAAATGTATTGTTGCTGATGAAGCACAAAATATGACAGTTAAAGAATTGACTACATTGATTACAAGAGTAGGTGAATTCAGTAAAGTGTTTATATTGGGTGATCCAGATCAAAGTGATATTAGCGGTAAAAGTGGTTTTATGAAGATAATGAATGCTTTTGATGATGTGGAAAGTAAAGAAAATGGTATTTATACATTTAAATTTACTGAAGAAGACATTGTTAGAAGTAGTTTAGTAAAATATATTGTTAAAAAATTAAAAAATGTTAAATCACAATGATATATATATCAATTAAAGATATATGTCCAATAGTAAGAAAATTACTGATTTAGCTGCTTATACTAATTCACAAGTTCAATCAAATGACTTGTTGTTTATTACAGATATTGCTGCGCAAGAAACTAAAAAGATTACTGCAATAGATATTGCGAACTATGCATTTAATGCAAAGTCCGCATCTATTTTTAATGGTAATTATACAGGTAGTTTTACAGGTTCATTTACTGGCAGTTTACTTGGAACAAGCAGTTGGGCAGTTAATGCTTTAACTGCTGCTTATGCTGCTAATAGTTCGGGCGAATCAAATACTGCATCAAATACAGGTTCATATGGATATGGACTATATTCGGATAAAGTAGGAGTAGATTTACGGTTTAAAAAAATTACGAGTGGAGATAATGTAATTATTGTTCCTGACACTGGTGATGCTAATGTTTTAAAAATATCTGCAATAAGTACATTAACATCTCCGGGTGGTGCAACTGGAAATGTTCAATTTAATTCTAATGCGGGAACATTTGGTGGAAATTCTAATCTTTCTTGGGATACAACCAATAATAATAAATTAACAGTAGGAGGAAATGTATCTTCTACAACTTTTAGTTCTAGCGTAACAAATGCAGTTGGTTATTTTGGTACTGCAAGTTTTTCTGTTTCATCTTCTAATGCGAGATCTGCAAGTTTTGCTACATCTGCAAGTTTTGTTACATCTGCAAGTTATGCGGTTACTGCAAGTTATATTAGTTCAATATCATTATCAGAATTTCCATCATCTACATTTTCTAATACTATTAGTTCAAACACAGTAGGACAGTTCTTAGCTGGTGCAAATGAAGGTGGTGTAGGTACATATTGTTATGCTGTAGCACATGGATTTGGTGTAACACCATCATTAATAAGGGCTACATTATATTGTAATAGTGATGATGCAAATGTAGGATATGTAACAGGTGATGAAGTTGATGTAAATAGTGCTGAAATAGATGCTAATGATTCCAATCTATTTGCGGCGTGGACTAATTCAAATTATGCTGGTGTGTCAGTAACCATAGCCCACTTAGCCGGATCAGGAATCGGTATACCAAATAAAACTGGTAGTGGTTGGAGTTATGTTAATACAACTAAATGGAATTATAGGATTAGAGTTTGGAAATAATTAATTAAAAATAGACTATGCCAACAACAAGTATAAAAATCAGTCAATTAGATCCTATTGCCAGTTTAACTGGCAGTGATTTTTTTCCAATTGATCAAAGCAGTTCAATAAAGACTTATAGAGCTAGTTTGTCACAATTACAGAATTTATTTTCCACAGGCAGTTTTACAGGTAGTTTTACAGGTTCATTTACTGGCAATTTAAATGGTACTAGTAGTTGGGCAAATAATGCTTTAAATTCGAATACTTCAATTAGTGGTGGATTTTCAACTAGTAGTAGTTACGCATTGAGTTCATCTAATGCATTAACTGCAAGTTATGCATTAAATGCAAATGCTGGCGATATCTCAGGAGCAGGTACAACAAATTATATTCCACTTTGGACAGGTAATAAAACATTGGGATCTACAAATGATTTTTATTCAGAAACAGGTTATTTTACATCTACCCGTGATTTAAAAATACAAAAATCATCTCCTGCTTTATTCGTTACAGGTTCTGGTTTAGGATATGTAGCAGTAAGAGCGGAATACAACAGCAGTTTAATGTTACAAAGCGCTCAATCAGCATCACAAGATGTATGGTCAATGATTGTAAGTGCGGATGGTGCAAATGCTGCTCCAGGAGTCCCATACGATATTAGAGGAAAATTAGATTTAACTAGTGTTAGTTCATCTACACAATTTACATCAAAACAAGTTACTGGTGAATCGACACCAATAACTTATGTATTATCTACAAGATCCAATGGATTATACTACTGGCCACAACCAGGTGCACAATCATTATCTAGAGATGGAACTGTAAATATTGGTGTAGATACTGCAAATCCAAATACAGACACTAGATTAAAAATTCAAGTATTTAGTGGCAGTAATGCATCAAATCCACAAACATATCATTTAGGTAAAGCAATTGAAGTAACTTATGGAAGTTCAAGTTTGACCACAACTTTTTGTGTAAGTAGTAGTGGACAAGTATATTCCACTGGATATAATGTAATTAGTAGTTCAAATTTTGCATATACAAGTTCTCTTAAATCCGGCAGTTTTGCAGTAATAGAAGATAATAGTATAATGTTTTTATTTGCTAGAAGTGCGAATGGTACATTGAGGTCTGCAAGTTTATCATAATAAATTTTTTGAATTTTTCTTAATTAATTGATATATATACATTAGATAATCAAAACGATTATCCTTGTATGTCCCAAAAGGAGTACACGAAAATGGGTCTATAATAGACTATTTAAGAAAGGAAAATATATATGTCAGTAGTAAAATATCAAACGAATCCGTTATTTCGTGCAGTTCATCGTGATGAGTTTTTAACTCCATTTGATCAAATTTTTGATGAATTTTTCAAAGCAAATGCTCCTAATTTTAGTCAAGATTTTGGTGCAGACTTTTTTGAAAAAGGGTCATATCCAAGAGTAGATGTTATTGATTACAGTGATAAAGTAGTTATAGAAGCTGAAGTTCCAGGTTTAAGTAAACAAGATGTAAATGTTGAAGTGGAACAAAATGTACTTACTGTAAGTGGTGGTAAAAGTAAAAATGTTACTGATTCTCAAGGTGGAAAATATATTAGAAGAGAATTGAAACGTTCTAGTTTCCGTAGATCATTTACATTAGGAGATAATATTGAAAAAGATACAGTATCTGCTACATTTGAAAATGGCATTCTTTTAATCACATTAAATAAAGTAAAACCTGCGGTTCCAGAAGTAAGAAAAGTTACAATTAAGTAATTGGTTATATATTTATTATATACCCTCTATTGTTATAAACAGTAGAGGGTTTTATCTTTTTTGACTATATATACTGTATGAAAACACAATTTACATTTGAAAGAATAGTAGGCTTATCCTCGTTATTTATAGCGAGTTGCGCTGCATTTTTTAGTATAATTGGTATTGGTATGTTATTTAGTGGATCTGCTATAGCATCAATGATTATGGCTAGTTCACTTGAAATTGGTAAATTAGTAGCCACTACATTTTTATATAGGTACTGGAAAAGATCACAACTGTTATTGAAAACCTATCTTATTTTAGCAGTTGTAGCATTGATGTTCATTACATCACTTGGTATTTTTGGTTATTTGACATCTGCATATCAACAATCTGCGATTGAAAATAAATTGAGTGAAGAAAAGATTGTTTACATACAAGATCAGAAAAAAATGTATAGTGATAAGATAAGTGATGCTAAGAAAAGAATAGAAAACATTACTAAATTAAGAGTAAGTCAAGAAAATAGATTAAATGAAAGTATAACAAATGTTATCATAAGTCGTAATCCAATTCAATTGGCACAAATACAACAATCTACAAAAGAATTTATTGATAAGAGTGAAAAAGATATAGATGTAGAAAATAATAAAATTCAATCTACCGTTGACGAAATACAAAAATTAGACAAACAAATATCAGACATCAAGATAAAAAGTGGGAGTCAAAAGGATTTACAAACATTTAAATTTGTAGCAGATGAATTTGGGGTAGATATTAATAAAGTAGTAAAATGGTTTATTATTTGTCTTATTTCAGTATTTGATCCACTTGCAATTTGTTTATTATTGGCTTATAATACAACATTAGGAGATGCAATTTATGTTAAACCTATTGTTAAAACAGAAGAAACTCCAGAAAAAGAACCAACTTTAGAAGAAATAGTTGAACAAGCAAAAGAAGAAGCTACACAAGAAGTTAAAGATGGACAGATAATAAAAGAAATAATCAGAGAAATGCCTGTCGAAAAAGAAGTGATAAAGGAAATCGCTGTAGACAATAGTTATAAACCTAATCACTTTAGTTTTTAAATTAAAATTAATTAAATAGTAATAATTATTTGATTTTAGAATTTTCTACGATATATTTAATTATCAGTTTACTATTAAAATATTATGGATGAATTTGATATAAAAGAAGTATTGGATATTCTCAAAGAAGCAGAAAAGAATCAAGATTGGGATTTAATAAATGAAGCAATATCATTTATGGAAGAATATCTTGATATTGAAGATGGTTCGGAGTATGATTGATTTATGTTAACACTAGTAATAATACTCACAGTAGTATTGACGGTTTCAATATGCGCAAACATTTATTTTTTCATTAAAATGAATGATTTATTGGATGTAATCGAAACAATGCAACAATGGAATGATCAATACAAAAATTTGGTTGAAAACACATATCGTAAATTAAAAGAAATTGACGATAAACAAATTTTTGAAAAAGACGATGATGTTGGTTTTGTTTTTTCAGAGATAGTAAAATTGATTGAACTTGTCAAAGAAAAATCTAAATGAAAAAATCTAAGAAAAAAATAAATGTTTTAAAAAAAAGAGATATTAAGAAAAAAGTTGTAAAAAGTCTTAATAAAAAAATCTCCGTCAAGGTAACTAAACAAAAAAAGAAAATGGTTATAAATAAAGTTAAAAAACAAAAGAAAATTATTCCTATAGAAAAGGAAAAAAATATTAGAAAGCCAACACTTAAAATTATTATCGAAGAACCTTATGTAGAACCAGAATCTCCTAAGAAAAAATCTACAGAAAAGATGTATTTTACTAAAGATACAGAAATGTATATTATTAAATACAACAAAGAAGAAGATCAAAATATTAGGAATCATATTTACGAAACTCATATTAAGAATGCATTTGAAAAGTTGGTAGAAAATGTATTCAACACATTCAAATTTACATATTTTGATAATAGTCCCATTGAAATTCAAAAAGAAACTGTTGCACATTTAGTTTCTAATATGAATAAATTTGAAGAAGGTAAAGGTAAAGCATTTAGTTACTTTAGTATTGTTGCTAAAAATTATCTCATTTTCCACAATAACGGTAATTATAAAAAGTATAATCAACACGTAAATATTGCGGACACTCCAAGTGAATCGTCTGTTTGTTTACAGACAGTTGATGCACATCATAAAGATGTAGAAACTAACGAATTTCTTAAATTAATGGTTGATTATTGGGAAAGAAATGTTGGTCGTATATTTACTAAACAAAGAGATTTAAATATCGCCAATGCAGTAATAGAATTGTTTAGAAACTGTGATAGAATCGATGCATTTAATAAAAAAGCATTATATCTCTATATTAGAGAAATTTCATCTTGTAAGACACAACAAATTACTAAAGTAATAAATAAGATGAAGAGTTATCAAAAAGTAATAGCTCAATCTTATTTAGATAGAGGTAAATTAAATTGATAGTGTAATTATTCAAATCCATATCTATTTATAGGTATGGATTTAGATTTTGAATTATATAAAGGTAAGAAATATTCAAACTTACTTAAGGATGTTGTAATCAATTCTGAACAGAAAAAAGATCAAATTGACATTTTGGTTTCTGATTTAAGAAGTATGATTAAAACACCAAATGATGCTATTGTCATCGTTCCTCTCATCAAAGATTATTTGGATGTAAGTGTAAGGAACGATGAACAATTGGTAAAATTAGCTGCAATAGTACAACGATTAGTAAGTAACGATAATAAAGGTGTGGAAGAAGTGGGTGGATTATCAGAAGAAGAAAGACAACAGTTAATGGCCGAAGTTGGAAAAATTACGGAAACAATGAATACACCAATTGAAATAAAGAAATAATATGCCATATTTTAATATAAAATCGTCGCCTATTAGTTTTGGACAATTAAATAACATTGGTTTGTCAGTTGGCAATCAATCAACTGCTGCTTCATCAAATGAATTTTATGAATTGGAACCTGCAATTGTGTTGGATGTAATTTTGGATGAAACTCATCCTGAAATAGTAAATAAAAGACATTTAGTAGATTCCAGAAATATTCCTCAAAATTATAAAGGTGACGAACCTACAAATAAAGATATAGATTATACTTATATTGGTGCATGTAAAGTAAGATTGTGTTTTTCTCAACAAGGATTGGAAAAAGAAAAATTGTCGTGGGCGTTTCCAATGGAATCTACAGGAATAGTTGAATATCCATTATTAAATGAAGTTGTTATTGTTGTAAAATATTTAGATAAGTTATTTTACACTAGAAAATTAAATCTAAATGGATTTGTAAATCAAGAATCCAATTTTAGATTGGAATCTTTTTATGGAAATAATACAGGAAATAAAGATTTAGTATCTGAAAATGATATAAAAACAGAAGCGGTAATTGGTCCAAAATCTTTAAATGCACATAAAAAGATTGCAAATAATCAAGTAAAAGGAGTACTTGGTTCATATTTCTTAGCAAATTCTAAAATTAGAAAATTAAAGAGATATGAAGGAGATACTGTTTTTGAAAGTCGTCACGGTCAATCAATTCGTTTTTCTGCATATGATAATATAAGAGATAATGATAAAGGTTTTTATACTGATTATAAATGTGATCCTACTGTAAATTCATCTAATGAAGGATGTGGAAATCCGATGGTTCTAATTAGAAATAGACAAAGAAAATTGTCATTAGATAAACCTATATCAGTTCATCCTAAACTCCCACCTATTCCACAAATTATAGATTCTCAAAAAAATGTTGGTGGATTAATAGATGAAGATATAAATCACGATGGAAGTTCAATTTATATTACATCTGGACTAACAAAATCAAAATGGAGAACAACTTGTTACAAATCAATATTTCAAGCAGGTAAAGAAGAACAACCATTATTTTCACCTGTGGGATCTACTGCATTTAATTTTGATATAGAAAATTTAAAAGGTGATCAAATTGTAATTAATACAGATAGATTGATTTTAAGCAGTAGATTTGGTGAAACTTTACATTTTTCAAAAGAAAGATATGGAATCGTAACTGATAGTGAATATACAGTTGATGCGCATGATCAAATTGTAATGACTACTAATAACAAAACAGTATTTAATAGTCCTGCGATTTATTTGGGTCAATATGGACAAACAAATGAACCTGTATTATTAGGACAAACTACCGTAGATTGGTTATATGATCTATGTAATTGGTTATTAGATCACGTTCATTGGTATAATCACACACACCCAAAAACAGGCAATGCTAATCCAAATAAAACTCAAGAATCCGTACAAGATACACAATTAAAGTTTTTAAGAGATAATCTTGATAAATTAATGAGTAGAAGAGTATTTGTTACAGGTGGTGGTTATGCTCCAGGAGTAGATGGAGTTACTCCGGTGGGATTTAAAAACGCTACTGAACCAGTATCTGTTAACGTAGTTTCAGGTGAAGGATTGCCTGGGGAATTTAAAGGAAAATTAAGAAGAGAAGGTCCGGTTGAAGTACAATTTGAACAAGTATGATAAATAAACTCAAATCATTTACGGATATTGATCCAGCATTACCAGGGGCGCCTACAGAAGCTTCAAATGGATTGAAGTTTGCCGTTGCAAAAAAAGCAGATATTGTATCCAGTATACCAAAACCTTCCATTCCATCTGTACCAAGTATACCAACGCCAGCAATCCCTTCAATTCCTAATATACCAAGTGTACCGTCAGTTCCTAATATATCTACACCTAGTTTACCTAATTTATCAGGAATAAGCACTCCAAATGTTCCTACTTTGCCAAACATTCCTTCTGTTCCACCAGTAGGTATACCAAAAATGTCTGCTCCAAATTTTTCCCCACAACATTTTAGTCCTGGTAAAATTGTAGGTAAGACTGTTGATAGATTGACAGGTTTAGCAAAAAGTACGACTTCTGCGGTAACAGGTGTTGTAAAAAGTGCATCTTCTGCGATTGGTGGTACAATAGGTGGAGCTGTTTCTGGTGGTGTTACTGGCGCAATTGGTGGTGGCATTGGTGGTGGAGTGGGTGCTGGTATTGGCAGTAAACTTGGTGGGGGATTAGGTGCAGGTATTGGAGGTGCAGTAGGTGCAATTAGTGGAGTTGCACTTGCTAAAAAAATTAAATCTGGAATTGGTAAACGAATAAAGACTGTAAAAATACCTAAACCACCTACTACAGAGCAAATAAATAACAAAATAAATAATACAATCCCAAAAGTTTAATGATAATTATATAGTGTATGAAAAGCAATGAATTAAAAGAAATAATTAGATCAGTAATCAGAGAAGAATTGGATAAAACATTACCTACATTAATTCCAAAAATATTGTCTGAAGTATTGTCTGGAAGACAATCAAGTACAATTCAATCTAGTCAACCTACAGTTACAACGAAAACTGTAGTAAAAGAATCTGTTCAAAAGCCAAAAGAAATTAAAAAGTATTCAAGTAATCCGGTTTTAAATGATATTTTAAATCAAACTGTAGTTAAAATACCACACGAAGGTTCGATTGTCGGACTTGATTCATCTTTTAAATCACAGGCATTTGCAGGTATGCAAATAAATGAATCAGTAGAAATTCCTGAACCAGTTGCTCCTGTAACTGAAGAACAAGGAAAAGTAATGAATGTTCTTAATAGAGATTTTAGAAGTTTAATGAAAGCGGTAGATAAAAAGAAACAATCTGGTTCCATAGGTTCTGGAATGGTATCAATGGGATAATATGAATCCGATAGGACTTACATTACCACTACAAATTGGCAGAAATGGTTACTTTGAACAAAGTTATGATACTTTAACTCAAGTAAAAGCCAATATTACCAATTTATTAAGAACTAAAAAAGGTGAAAGACGAATGAATCCTAATTTTGGTTCTGGTTTACAAGAATATCTATTTGAACAAAATTTACAAGATTCTCCTGATATAATTAAACAAATTATTAC